GCAAGAAAAGTTTCGTCGCATATATCGAAGGGGGGGGTCGGGGGAGTGGATTGAAATAGCAAGAAAAGCTTCGTGGCGGAGATCGGGATGGCTCGAAAGCCTAAAACATCGAATCGGGGGCGGCCGCGGAAACCGACCGTGGTCAAGGCGGCGATGGGGAATCCGGGCCGCCGGACGTTGAACGAACGAGAGCCGTCGACGCCGGTGATCGATATTTCGACGCCGGCGCCCGAGGTCATCGCGGGGGATCCCGACGCTCTGGAATGCTGGGCCTATCACGTGAGGATTTTGGAGAAATGGCGCATCCTCCAGAAGGCGGACCGCGAAATCCTGACGTCGTATTGTATGCAGTATTCGATTCGCCAGAAAGCTTTCCGCTCGCTCGAGTATGGGATATTCCTCAAGGCGCCGAGCGGATACGTGCAGCAGGCGCCAGGCGTCTCCCTGGCGATGAAGGCGGGGAAAGAAATGGCGCTCTTGGGATCTCAGCTGGGGTTTAGTCCGAGCGCGCGGGCTGGGCTGGAACTGCCCGAAAGCGACGAGGAAGCGGCCGCGGCGTCGGATTTTGGAGGGTAGCGGCGAGAATTGGAGGTTGGCTATGGAGAGGAAAAAACGCGGGGCGGCGACGATTCCGACGAAGATCGAGGACTTGGCGCCGGCGGAATATAATCCCAGGCGAATGACCGATGCGGCTCGATTGGGTCTCGAACGGTCGATCGAGCGCTTCGGGGATTTGTCCGGAATCGTCTGGAACCGGCGGACGGGACATTTGGTTGCCGGCCATCAGCGCGTCGACGCGTTGCGGAAATTGGGGGGCGAAATTCGGGAGGGCTCCATCGTCCTGGCTGGCGAGCGCTTTCCGATTCGAGAGGTCGACGTCGACGAGTCGGAGGAAAAGGCGGCTTGCCTGACGGCGAACAATCGACATATCCAGGGGACGTTCCTGCATTCGGCCGAGGCGTTGCTGGCCGGGATGAAGGTTGACGCGGCGGACTTCGAAACGTTGCGACTCGATAAGCTACTGCAGGATGTGCATCGGATGGAAACGCTCGACGTGGAGGAGCCGCCGCCGGCGCGATCGAAGAGCCGGACGAAAAAAGGAGAGCAATTCGAACTGGGGCGTCATCAATTGTTTTGCGGCGACGCGATGGAACGTTCGTTGCTGGATCGCGCGCTGGCCGGCGAATCGGTCGAATTTCTGCTGACCGACCCTCCGTACGAGTTGGATCTCGTCGACGCTCCATGGCTAGAGCGGGCCGAGCCTTACTATGCCGCCGTCATGGGATCTGATCGACAGATCGTCGGGCTGTGTGCGCAACGCCAAACCATGTTCGAATATTTCGTGCATTATTTTTGCGACGAATTCTCGCTGGAAAATTCGTTTAGACCTCGAACCAACGCGACCACGACGGCGGTGTTCTGGGATCGCTCTCGAGGGAAACGAAAAAAACTGGGCAATCTGCAATCTGTTTACCACTTCGAAGGGCGATATGCGTTGGCCAGAGGGACGGCGTCGCGGCCTCGAGAGGAGTCGCGTTTTCAAAAGCACATTCAGTTTTTCGCGGAATTGATCCGCTCGCTGTCGAACGTCGGCGACTTGGTTTTCGATCCGTTCGCCGGCTCGGGGACGTCGTTGTTCGCGTGCGAGCAATTGGGGCGGCGGTGGGTGGGAATCGAATTGGCGCCGGCGCAATGCGACGAGATTCGCGGGCGATGGGACGCCTGGGCAAAAAAACGGGAGGGGAAAAAATGAAGGCCTGTCAGTGCGTGAATGTCGATTTCGATTGCGGCTGTGATGGGTTCTGTTCCGTTCGCCTGGCCCGGGCTCGAAAGCCGCATAGGTGCGACGAGTGCGGAGACGAGATCGCAATTGGCCAATCGTATGAACTGAACTCGGGGCGATGGGAGGTGGCGTGGTATAGGCATCGAACGTGTGGAGTTTGTCAGGAAATCCGAGCCGCGTTTTTCTCTTGTGGGTTTTTGTTGGGGATGGTTTGGGAGGATCTCAAGGAGCATATCCAGGCATTCGATGGCGAGGTCGATGCGGAATGTCTGGTCGGACTTTCGCCGGCAGCGCGAGAACGCGTCTGCGAAATTATCGAGGACGTGTGGGAAAGAATCGAGAAAGGCGAATGAAATGACCGAGACTCAGAAGTGGAAGAAGGCGCTTTTGTGTGGATACCGAGAAATGAGCAAGGCGAAATCACGATCGTGGAGGTAGTGCAATGACAACGGGAATGGATGGCGCGGCGAGGGCGACGATGGATTTGATGCGGGCGTTTGCGCGATCGGCGCGGACGTCGGGCAAGCGGGACTATTCGGAGTTTCTGGCATCGCGAATTGTGCAGGCGGGTACCGCGCCGACGGTTCCGGGGTTCCTCGAACGACTGAACGAGTTGCTCGATTGCAACGTGCGTTACGTCTCGAAGGACACGTCGGCGAAGGCGCTGAAGTATGCGGGGTCTGGGGAGGCGCTGGGGATGGTGCGTTGGGCGCGGAGCCACCCGAAACTGGCGGCGATGATTTTGCTCCTGAAGGAAGAGCCGGATTACGCCGAGTCGTTAGGCCAGATTGCGATTTCGGTTGGACAAGAGGAGTTCGGTTCGGCGCCGAAGCGTCGGCCCGCGGATGTCCCGGTGAAAATCAGGTGTGTTTCCCCGCTGGCTCATGGGGACGATTCGAAGGCGGGCAACGCGACGACGTTCCGTCGCTGCCAGGTCGTGAATCAAAGGGGGGGCGTCCTATCGATTCCGTTCTACGCCGGCAATGCGATTCGGGGCCAGATCCGCGATTTGCTGGCGGACCACTTCCTCGAGAGCCTGAATCTCGAGCCGAATCGGATGAATCCGCCGTGCGCGTTGTGGTTTTTCCACGCGCTCTACGCCGGCGGCGCGTTGGAGGAAAGCAGCGTCGCCGGCAAGGCGCTTGGCGCTCGCCTAGGCGCCCACGGCGCGGCGAACGCCAACGGCATTACGGAATTCCGCGACATGCTTCCGGCGTTGTCCGTGCTTGGCACGGCGTTGGGGAATCGAATTCTGTCGGGGCGGGTCAACGTGTTGGATGCCCGGCCGCGCTGCATCGAGTGGGCCAGCGGCCCGCAGCGCGCGGCGGAATTGATGGAATGGCAGTTCCTCACTCGGCGAGAGGATCACGAGGGGCACGGCGACGACGATCATCATGGGATGATCGCGAACACGGAATGTCTGTGCACGGGGACGATCCTCGACGCCGGACTCGACATCAGTAAACACGCGACTCCGCTCGAGGTCTCGGCGCTGGCTTGCGGTTTGGAATTGCTGCGCGAGCGTGGATATCTGGGGGCGGAGAATCGTCGTGGGTTCGGCCAGGTTCAGATCGACCTCAACCATTGTTTCGAGGCCGGCGCTTGGATCCGGGTATTCGACGGCGAAAAATACAATCGTTTCCTGGCCGACGAACGGGAACAAATCGTCGATTACCTGGTCGAGATCAAGGCGTTGGGCCCGGGATGCGCCGCGGGGGAGGTAGGTGAATGCACACCGCCGAATTGATTGGAATGGCGTTGCGCGATCGCGAGGATTGCCCGGCGTTGCCCGAGGAGCCGCGGCCCGGGCTGTGCGCCGTGACCGGAGTCGCGCGGATGACGGTTGCGCGGAAATGCCTGTTTGGCAAATCGTTCACAAACATCGACCGATTGGCGGTCCCGGAATCGGATCGCGTGGGCGTCGCCGCATATTGGGCGCTGAAATATGGGCCTGAGCGCAAATCGTGTTGGTTCTGCGATGGACAACGTTTCCTCCAGATTCGAAAACCGGATATTCGCCTGATGGTTTTGGGATGCCCTAGCATCCTGGCGCCCACCTGGGCGGGCTACGTGACGACGAGTTACCAGAAACACGGCGCGCTCGTTGCGCCGGTGAACGGTCCCGTGACAGACCTGTGGGGCTTCGACGATTCCGTCGTCGATTGCGACGTGGGGAAGTCGCGCGATTGGTGGTCGCGTTTGAACCAGGCTTTGCTGGCGGGCATATCGAGGACGTCGATCGAGAGGGTGGATTGCCCGGTCTACGCGCTGAAAGCGGTCGGGGTTTCGACTTGGCTCGAGTTCGAGGCTTGGGCGAAACCCCACAGTTTGAATCCGCTGTATCGGTTTCTTTGCTATCTGCTGCCGAGCCAGGAGGAGTTGAAGGGAGGGTTCGACCATGCGGCGTTTTGAGCCGAGCCAGGCGGCGATGAAGGCGGCGATCGCGGAGGGGTTGAGACAGGCCGCGCCGGCGCGAACGAAATTGCGTTGTTGCGCGATCGAATGCGCCGGCGAGTCGGATCGCGGGAGCGTTGGCGCGCATTACGTGGTCGACCATGCGCGGCGGGCCGGGTTCCACGTCGAGCAGATCGCGCCGGACTCGAACGCCGCGGGCTACGATGTGGAACTGGTCTCGGTCCATCATCCATCGGACTGGGGGCGCCTGGCGGCGATGCCCAAGCGGGGGCGCGTGCGGCTGCTGGGGGGACATACGATGGCGATCAACCCGAGGCCGGGGATCCCAATGTGTGACGCGGTATGCGTCGGGGAGGGGGAGAGTTGGATTGTCGAGGCGTTGACGCGGCTCGAGGAGGATTGCCGGGGGGTGGCGCTCGAGGGATTGCCCGGGACGATCGTGTCGAGCTCGTGGGATAGGAAGAGCGACATTCCGGAGCCGAACGTCGAGCGTCCGCTGCCGGACAATCCGCCGTATCTGAATCGGGCGAACACGCTGGGGGCGCGGTGGTATATCGAAATTGCGCGGGGATGTCCGTTTCGCTGCGCCTATTGCGAGTTGGGGCATACCGTGGCCTATCGCTATTACGATGTGGACTATGTCCTGGGGAAGTTGGCGGCGATCGATGGAAGGTCGAGCAAAGTCAATTTACTGGCGCCGGACGAAGGGTCTCATCCTCATTACAACGAGATCATGGCGGAGTTGCGCCGGCTGAAACATCAGCAGGCGTTCGGCAGCTATCGCATCGACCGCGTTCTCGCCGAGGAAATCGTCCCCTATTCGGCTTCGCAATTGGTCCGGGTTGGCGTGGACGGTTTGAGCGACGAGATCCGCGAGAAGGTCGGTAAGCGAATTTCGAACGCGATGATCGTCGAGTTTTTCCGCAAACTGTCGAATAACGGGCACGTGGCATTCAAGATCTTCATGATGTTCGGTTATCCGTGGGAATCGCCGGCGGCCTTCGACGAGTGGGCCGCGACCATGGACCGCGTGTTGTCGATTCCTGTGCGGCGGAATTGTCATCTTCGAATCAAATGGACGCCGCTGATTCCGCAGCCGCGAACGCCGTTGGCTTGCGTGAGACCTACTTACGATCTGAACATGGCGCAGGCGATCATGGACTGGCACGCGCGACACAATCGAATCAAGTCGCCACCGGGCTGGTCGGTCAGTTGCGACGGGATGATGAGCGCGAACACGTATTACGAGCACGCTCGGGCGACGTGGGGCGACGAAACGTTGTGTCTCGACCGGGCGCAGTGGGTTAACCCAACATGGAGGACGCTATGAATTTTCGCGTGATTTTCGAACTGGACGGCTCGGGGCTGCGAATGAATCGCTACGAGCCGATACACCTCGACGCGTTGCTGGCGTGGTGTTTGGCGCCGATGCAATCGACGCGGAGGGGGCTGGGGCGCGAGGACGAGCCTGCCGATATTCAGTTGCCGCTATTGCGGGAGACAATCGGGGGCGTCAAAGTTTGGCGCGCCTCGGCGTTGTTCGTCGCGGGGTCCCAGGCGGAAACGCGTCGTTTTTGGCGGAAACGTTTTCGGGTCTCGCATGTGCAATGGACGCACGGATCGCCGAATCTGCAGAACGGGGTCTATCGCGAATACAATCAACCCCAGGATCTGATGCTGGTCACGCGGTTATACGCCTATGCGGCGGGAAGCCGAAAGCGCACGCTTAAGACCTTGCGAAAGCAACTGGGCGCGTTGGGGAAAAAGCGCGCCCACGGGCTGGGGCGTATCGTGTCGATCGACGCCGAGGAGATCGAGGAGGATCGGTCCTGGGTCTGGCAGGGGATGGCGATGCGGTGGCTGCCGGCGCCGGGCCGCCCGCGGCTGGTCCGGCCGAGCCCGCCGTATTGGTCGAACGTGGGACGGGTGTCGTGTTGCGAGGTGGGGGAGGAATTCGAAATCGTGGAGGCGGCGAGATGACTGTGCAAAGCGATGCGTTTGGAGACGATCCGGTCGAGGTGCGGGCCGATCGGGTTTTGGGGGTTGCGTTCGTCGAGCGAGGCTTTATGGTCAACCGCGAGCAGCTCAACGATCTGAATCGGCGGCGGGGCGTGGAGATTATCGAGGTCGAGGAGGAGACGATCGTGGGGACGTGCGTCGACTGCCGTGGGTTGATTTTGATGGGTGAGTATTGCAAGCCGATCGGCGAGCGAGGGGAAATGTTGGTGTGCGAGGTATGCGAGTCGTTAAGCCGTATGATCGACGGCCTGAAGGCCGAAGGGTTGGACGTTGTTGTCGATGGGCGGAGGCGGCGGCCGAGTTGACGCGGTCCGGATCGGAGAGGCATCCGGACCGCGGCGGCGGGATTCAGGCGGGGTTTGGCCAAAACAGAGATTCGATGCGATCGGGGTCGGTTTCCTCGGGGCGGAGGAAATCGGCGGGCAGGTATTTCGCCAGGTCCTTTTTGACGTATAGAGTGACGTTGTGTTGCCGCACGAATTCGACCGCGGTCCGGCCGAATCCGGCCCAGTCGATTTGGGATGCTTCCTGCGAGTGATTCCACCGGCCGATTTTGACGGCCTTGAGATAGGGGATGGCCTGGGATAAGACGCGGAGGGATTGCTCGGGGTCGATGACGGGCTCGAAGCTGGCCCAGGTCATGATTCCTTGGCTGCTCAGGATGGCCAGTGTCGCGAGCCGGTCGCCTGGGCAGGCAGCGCCGGGCTCCCATTCGAGAGATTTCTCGTCGTCGGCGAAGGTGAGTGTGGCGCCGACGGCCACGCCTCCGTTGAGGAAGCGGTCGATGTCGGGCAGGGCGCGGCTGCCACCCTTGGTGAGGATTGCGACGCGGCACTCGAATTCCCGCAGTACGCCCAGGACTTTGCCGGTGAAGCCGAGGCCGATATTGGCCTGGCAATAGGGATCTCCGGTAAAACTGAGGAGTATCTGCCGGCCGAAGTGGCCGCCGGCAGCCTCGGTCATTTGCAGTTGGCGGCGAAGCGCGTAGATCAGATCGGGGCGGGGAACTGGCGGGCGATCGTGCACGCCGGCGAACCCAGGCATCCCCTTGACGTAGCAGTATCCGCACTTGTGGTCGCATCCGCTATAGAGGTTGAGGGCCAAGGGGCTGTATTCGCGGGCGCGGCCCGCCGGGGTGTAGATTGGGTTGCGCGTTCGCGGCGTCATTGTCGGCCCTCCTTGGCGAGAGTGTGGACCCGATAGAGGGCGGCTCGCCACCCCTCGTGGAAACGATCCCAATAGTGCAATTGGTCGCTCCACGTTCCGGTGAAGGCGCCGACTTCGCGACCTTCGGCGAAGACCTGGACCTGGACCTGGCCGATTTTGTGGAGCGTTGTGGGGCGATCAGGGACAAACACTCGCCAGGCCAGGCCGTCGTGGCAGGCGAATTCGTCGAGCAGTCGCCGAGCGTTGCGCTCGGCCAGGCCGGTCAATTCATTGGATTTGGGCATTTTCGTTTTCCTTTCGATGAGACGTAAAGTCCAGTCTGGTTTTGCGGGCTGGTTAGGTTGGTCTCCAGTCCGGCCCTTCATCTGCAGCCGGCCCCGTATTTTCGTTCCTCGCTCGTGCAACAACACGACGTTCCGTCTGGCGCTGTGTGCCATTTCCTGCGCGGTTTCGAAGAGCCGGCGCGTTGCCGATTGGCGTGCGCCACGTTCGATGCCTCGTCGTGATCGGCGTAGAGGCAATCCAGGGGTTTCGGCCAAACTACGACCCACCCCCTTATTTTGAGTTCGGCGCGATTGGTTCGAAGGCTTTTCGGATCGACCGTAGCGTGATTCACTCGGCCACCCTCGACACAATAAATCGGCTGGCCTACGCGGGCCTTGACCTGCTCAAGCGTCATCATCGTTTGCTCCGTTCTGTTCGGTTTGTCGGGCGGCTTTTAGGAGCGCCCGTATGCGTTCGATTTTTGCGCGGTTTGTTGGGGCCGCGCGCCCACTGGCCCATCGCCAGACGGTGACGGGGGTAACCTCGAGTTCGTGGGCGAGATCGGCCTGGGTCATTCCGCATCCGTGGAGGATCTCGGCAATGGCGGCGGGGGTGATTTTTTCGCTCATGTTGTTGCTCCTTTCAGCCGTCCACGGGAAATCGGACGCCGCCCAACTCTCGCGGCCCGTCAATCTCGATACAGACGTGGTCAGTGGAGTGTGTGGCGTAATTTGTTACGATCCAATAGTATTCGCCCGGATCCTCCCTCACGATCCCCTCACAATTCGCATCTCCACCGGCAATCAGTTTTTGCGCAGACTCGTATGCGACAATCATTCGGATCAGTCTCCTTTCGTTTCGGCCTCGATCGAGGCGGGTTCGCCCGCCCGCTCTTGGAGGGCGGTGTATTCGCCGGCGCCAACGGCGCCAAGCACGCGCCGGCAGGTTTCGCAGTAGTAGGCCTTGGCCAGGCCCCATTGCGATCCCTCCCATTGCCAGTAGCCGGTGCGGGGCATCTCTGCTCGACATCCGTCGCATTCGACGGGCGACGCCATGATCTCGGCGAACCGGGCCTGTTCGGCGATCGCATCGGCCAGGATCTCGTCGGCCGTCTGGACGGTGTGTTCGGCCAGGATCTTGCGGATTTTCAGTTCCCTCAGGCGTGGCTCGAGTTCCGGGCGGGAAACCGTGAACCCGACGTAGCCGGTCTCGCCATCGTCGGTTTCGACCAGCAATACGCACTCGACTCGATTTTTGGGCAGGGTTGCGATTTTGGCCCTAATTCCCTCCAGCGTTTGGTAGATGTTCATGGTCTCGCCTCCTGTATTATGTTGAGGCGATTATACAGGCATATATACAAGTGTCAAGGGTTATTTTTGGGATTTTGTCGTTTTTTTTGGGGGGGGTTGCGTGGGGAGGATCGGATTGGCATTCTGTGGGATGCTCGATGCGGGGATCGGGAGGGCTCGATGCCGTTGTTGGATGGGCGGGAACCGGCCAGGTTGGAGTCGCTGGCGATACGGCGTCAGCGGCGCGATCTGCGAGAGGGGCGAAAGCGTGGGCTGTGGTTCGACCGCGAGGCGGCCGAGCACGCGGTGAATTGTTTTCGCCACTTCGTTCTATGGGAGGGGCCGGCGGCCGGCAAGACTTTCCTGGAGGCGTTGACGCCATGGCAGGTTGAGAACGTCCTAAAGCCGTTGTTTGGTTGGAAGCGTTTGCCGGAGGGGATGACGGCGCGCCAGGCGGCGCGGCTGGAATTTCGCCGGCGCGGGCGCAATGGGCGGTGGGGCTCGCCTCGCGCGGAGGCGGGCGTTCTTCGGCGATTTCGTCGTTTCACATTTTTCGTTCCGCGGAAAAACGTCAAGACCACGCTGGGCGCCGGCATCGGCTATTATCTGGGAGCGATGGATCTCGAGCGCGGGAGCCAGGTTCTATGCGCGGCGACGAAACGCGAGCAGGCGGCGAAGCTCTTGAGAATCTTGAAACGGATCCCCGGGCCGAAGTTGCGCAAGCGGCTCGACATCAAAGAACATCGCATTTTCCGCCACGACACCGAAACTGTTTGGGAGACCATGAGCGCGGTGGCGCGGAAAGAGGCGGGGGGGAACGTGCAGTGTGGCCTGGCCGACGAGGTCGGGGATTACGTTTCGGCGGGGCTGATCCACGTTTTGCAGACCGGCATGATCGGGCGCCTGCAGCCGATGCTGTTGGAGATGTCGACGGCGGGGGAGACGCCGGCGGGCGCGGGGTGGAACGTCTACGAGTATGGGCGTAAAGTTCTCGAGGGGGTTTTAGTCGACGATTCGACTTTCGTCATGATCTGCGCGGCGGAGCCTTCGGAGGATTGGGAGGACCCTGCGGTCTGGGCCAGGGCGAATCCGATGTTGGGGCAATCGGTGCAAGAGCAGACCTTGCGGGATTTTTGCTTACAGGCCAAGAACGATCCGTCGTTTTTGGCCGCGTTCAAACGGATGCATTTGAATTTGTGGGCCGGCGCGGCGGAGGCTTGGATCGAGCCGCGACTGTGGGCGGCCTGCGCCGGGTCGGTGGAAGAGTTCGGCGCCGAGGCGCTGGCCGGCCGGCGATGTTACGCCGGCTTCGATCTGTCGATGACGCGCGATCTGACGGCGCTGGTTTTTTTGTTTCCCCCGACGGGGGCGGATCCGTTTTGGCGCGTGGTTTCGAAATTCTACTCGCCGGAGGAAACGATCAGGGCGCGGAGTGCGTCCGACCGAGTCGATTACGAGTCCTGGCGCCGGGATGGCTGGCTGACGGCGACGCCGGGGCGCGTGGTCGATTATGCGTATTTGGCCAGGGACCTGGCGGAGGCCGACAAAATCTACGACATCAAAATGGTTGGTTACGATCCGGCGAACGCGGTGACGTTTGTCAGGGACCTGAGCGAGGCGGGCTGGGAAAACCGGATGCAGGTCATCCGGCAGGGGCCGTTTACGCTGAACGCGCCAACGAAAGAGTTGGAGCGCAACGTGATTGAGCGGCAGATTCGACACGACGGGAACCCGGTGATGGGGTGGAACGTGTCGAACGTCGTATTGAACACCGACCGGAACATGAACTATATCCCCGACAAAAAGCGCGCGCCCGAACGGATCGATGGCGTGAGCGCGTTGCTGTGCGCGTATGCGGCCTTGATGAGCGAGGAAGAGTCGGGCAAAATCGTCTATCGTCGGGGGCGAACCCTGGCGACGGGATAGGGGGATTGCGATGTTCGTTTCGCCGAGTCGGGCGGAGGCCCTTGGGGAAGGGGGGGAGGCGCGCGAGGACATGCAAGCGTTGCTGCTCGCGCGCCGACAGGCGTTGATTATCGAGCTGAACGCGCTGAACCGTTATCTCGACCTGCCTCCGGTGGAGACGCGCAAGTCGCTCGGCCGAAAAAAAAAGGAGAAAAAACTTGACAACCTCTATTGAAATCGGGGATGAATGGCGCTGGCGATAAAGAGATGTGGCGCGGTAGGTGCGGTTCCTCCTGTGGGGCCAACGGCCTTCGGGCCATCGGCGAGAGCTCGAAAGCGAGGTCTCGCCGAATTTTTTTTGGAGCGTTCGATGCGCGGAGAAATTCTACAGATCCTGGGGTTGGCTGGACTTTGCGGCGGGTTGTGGGGCGTCGATTGGCGTTTGGCGGCCGGGGTATGCGGGGCTTTGGTTTTTCTCCTTGGATTTTTTGACGGGGCGCAAAGCGGGAGCGCGCGCCGATCGGCGCGAAATAAATTGCGAAAGCGCGAGGGGGCGTGATGGGGTTTCTGCTTCCCAGTTTTCGCGATTGCCGCGCGGCGTTGACGCGCGAGAGATATAATCTGACCGATCCCGGGCTGGCCGGGTGGCTGGGCGGCGGGGTCGAGTCGCATACGGGGGAGACGGTGGACCCCGGCAAGGCGCTTTCGTTGCCGGCGTTTTTCGCCGCCGTTCGGCGCATTGCGCAGACGGCGGCGATGTTGCCGCTGAACTTGATGGAGCGCGATCGGGCGAATCGCGCTGCGCATCGTCCGGCTTACGACGATCCTCTCTACGACGTTCTGCACAACCTGGCGAATCCGGAGCAAAGCGCGTTCGATTTCTGGCAGCGGATGATCGCCTCGCGCATCGTTTACGGGGTGGCGTATGCGGAGATCGTGCGCGATCGATTCGGGGGCGTGCGGGAGTTGTGGCAGTTGCGTTCGGATCGGACGCGCGTGGAGCGCCGCGCCGGCGAGCTGATCTATTTCACGACGATCAACGGTCGCGAGTATCCGTTGTTTTCCGACCAGGTCCTGGTCATGCGGGGGTTCTCGACGTGGGGGGTTCTGGGGTTGATTCCGACGGAGACGTTGCCTGACGCGGTGGCGATCGGTCTGGCGCAGCAGGAATACTACGCTCGGTTTTTCGGGCAGAACGGCGTGCCGCCGGCGGTGATCGAGGCGGACGGCAGTTTCGAAAACCAGGAAGAGGCCGAGAAGTTTTTGAAGGATTTTCAGGCGGTGCGCGGGGGATTGAATCGGGCGCATCGAATCGCACTGCTGGAAGACGGGATGAAGTTTAAAACCATTGGAGTTTCGCCGGACACCGCGCAGTTGTTGGAAGGCCGGCGTTTTCAGGTCGAGGAGATTTCGCGGGCGACGGATTGCCCTCCGCAATTGATCTACGAGATGTCGAAGGCCAGTTACAATTCGGCGATCATGGAGTTTCTGTCTTTCCTGGTTTTGTCGCTGCAACCCGTGTTGCGTTGCGCGACGCAGGAGATTTCGCGGTCGCTGATTTCGCCGGCGGATCGGGCGCGCCTCTATGCCTGGTATAACGTCGAGGCGCTTCTGCAAATGGATCCGAAATCGAAGGCGGAGTTTCTGCGATTTCTGTTCAACACGGGGGCGATGACGATCGACGAGATTCGGGCGAAACTGGATCTCAATCCGTATCCCGACGGCTCGGGCGCGATGGCGTTCGTTCCGTCGAATTTGATTCCGCTGCGACACGCGGACGAATTCGGGCGGAAGTTGGCGGCGGCTGGAGCGTCGCCGGCTCCGGCCGCGTTGAGTTCGGGGCGGGATGGCGACGAGTTCGAGGAGGATTTGGCCTTGGCTTTTGCCAGGGATATTTCCACGGAGGCCGCCGCGAGGGCGAATGGAAACGGAGGCGGGCGATGCTGATTCGAGCGATGGCGTTGCGCAATCGGATGGAGGAGTTCAACAAGCGGGCGCGGCGCGGCGAGCGCGAGTCCGCTCGCTTTTCGTCGTCGATCCGGGACGCGGCCGGGGGCGGGCCGAGAATCCTGACGTTGGAAATCTATGACGAGATCGATGCGTATTGGGGCATTGGCCCGCAGCAGATCATCGACGCGATGAAATCGGCGGGCGACGTTTCGTCGATCG